GAGACGTATCTGGACCCACCGTATAATGCTGGAGGCTGCTCAACATGACAGCAATAGCTTCGTCACTCTCACCTATGCAGACGATAACCTGCCTAGAGACAATTCAGTCTCTCCTAGAGAATTATCCCTGTTCTTTAAACGACTACGAAAAAGGCTGCCTTATAAGGTTCGGTACTTTGGTTGCGGAGAGTATGGCGATAGATCTCAACGCCCGCATTACCATCTTGCAATCTTCGGCCTTAACGGATGCGAATTCGGTACGACGCGCCCAAGAAAGGCTGGCTGCTGCGCACAGTGCACTCTCGTCGCTGATGCCTGGGGACTGGGACAAATACTTCAAGGGGAACTCAACCAGGCCTCGGCCGCGTATGTGGCCGGATATATAATGAAGAAAATGACTACTACCGACGACAATCGGTTAAACGGGCGCTCCCCGGAATTTGCTAGAATGTCGCTACGCCCTGGTATAGGGCTCGGGATGGCGCATGAAATCGCCTCAACACTGCTGGAGCATAAAATAGACGAAAGGATGATCGATGTACCTCTGTCGCTACAACATGGCCGGGCTCGGTGGCCATTGGGACGTTATCTACGACGTCGGCTCAGAGAATATTGTGGAAGGGAAGCAAACGCTCCACCACAGTCACTCGCTCCGCAAGCTGCCGAGTTGCAAAATGTGCGCGAAACTGCATGGACTTCTAAGACGTCTGTCAAAGCGGAGGTCCTGAAGAGATCACTAGGCCGACGCATACAAATAGAAGCTAGACATAATAGGAATAGAAAACGTGAAACGGTATAAGCACTCGCTCTCTAATTACAAGCTCTTCTCATGCGATATGGGAGAGCTTATCCCCTGCGGTCTAACGGAGGTACTGCCCGGTGACAGCATCCAACAGGCAACGAATGCGCTTATTCGCGCTTCGGCTCTTCTTTCTCCCGTTATGCACCCTGTTAACGTCCGTATTCATCATTGGTTTGTACCACATCGCCTCATCTGGGAGGATTGGGAAAAATTTATTACCGGCGGTCCTGACGGAATGGACGACAGTGAATTTCCTACAATTGAGTTCGATACTGTTGCCGTCGGTTCTCTTGGCGATTATCTTGGTCTGCCTACGGGATCGATAGCAAATATGTTTGTCTCGGCGCTCCCGTTCCGCGGATACCAGATGATTTGGAATGAATGGTATCGCGACCAGGACTTGGAAACACCCGCTGCGATAGACATTACAAGCGGTGTCGATACAACCACCGCTGTCGCTCTTCAGAACTGCTGCTGGGAAAAAGACTACTTCACCTCGGCCCGAGAATGGGAACAAAAAGGGCCGTCTATTACAGTGCCGTTGGGCACAGAGGCGCCCTTGGTGCTGGCTACTGACCCGCCGAATCTATCTATTATGGGTCTTGGCCAGCCGAGTGGCGGGGCCTCTAATCCGTTCCAGACAGCGGACGCATCTACGGCGTCTCGGATGGAGTTGAGTTTAGGCGGCACCATCGTGGCTGACGACCCACTTCTGGCAAACGCAAATCCGCTGCGGTATTGGATAGAAAATCAGGGCGTCGCAGACTTAAGTGCCGCTTCCGCTGTGACGGTAAACGTGCTAAGAGAAGCTCTCGCACTTCAGCGCTATCAGGAGGCAAGAGCACGCTATGGGTCACGATACACAGAATATCTCCAATACCTCGGAGTCCGCTCCTCAGATTCAAGGCTGCAGCGCCCCGAGTATCTCGGAGGTGGCCAAAACACTATCCAATTTAGCGAGGTTCTGCAAACAGCTGAAGGAACGAACGCCGTCGGAACAATGCGTGGGCATGGAATATCTAGCATGCGTTCTAACCGCTACCGGCGTTTCTTCGAAGAGCACGGCTACGTACATACGTTCATGTCAATCAGGCCAAAAACCATTTATGGCAACGGCCTCCCCCGCACCTGGAATAGAAGAACCAAAGAAGATTTCTGGCAAAAAGAGCTAGAGCACATTGGCCAACAGGAAGTGCTGAATAAGGAGGTCTACGGTGCCCACTCTGCACCTAACACTCGATTTGGATATCAGGACCGGTACGACGAATATAGACGGTCGGAAAGCACCATCGCAGGCGAGTTCCGCACAACTGATCTCAACTTCTGGCACATGGCACGTATCTTCGCCTCAGACCCCGCCCTTAACGCCGACTTTGTTAAGTGCGTCCCAACGGAGCGTACTTTTGCTGTACCTTCAAAGGATGTTTTCCTCGTCTATGCTAAGCATTCTACTCAAGCACGACGGCTAGTGTGTCAGAAAGGCACGTCGTTTATCTTCTAGGAGAAAACAATGTCGACAAAGAGTTCAGAGCGTCACAACGAACGGGGCGAGGAAGTCCTCGATCCCGTTCCAAAATCGCCGCCAGTCCACGCTAAGAAAACTATGTCATTATACGACCAAATCCGGCAACAAGTCCGGCTACAAAAAATACTCGAGGACGAGGCCATCGCCGAGACCGAAGAGGAAGCAGATGACTTCGAAATCGGCGACGACTTCCAGCCACTATCGAAACACGAGAATGATCACATTCCTTCCGTAAAGGATCTCAAGGCCCAGGTCGCTGGCCTGAAAAAGGCGGTGGCGGAAGCCAACCGCCGCGCCGCGGTAGCGGCGCACGAAAAAGAAAAGGCCGCAGGCACACCACCTGCTGTTAACCCCGGAGCCGACCCTTCACCCGAGTCGGGGTCGGCGTAGGGGTTAACCCTGGTGAGACCCCACTTCACTACAGAGGGCGCCCCGTGGGCGCCCTCTATCGCATTGGCGATAGGCGCGCTTGCGCCGTCAACCCCAAACTGCTAGTACGAAACACTTGATACGTACTACGCTAGGTGACACCATGGCACCTCACTCCAAGGCTCGACACGTCCACCGGCAGCGCGATAACATTTCCATCGCTAATCGGAGATTGCTGCCTCAAACGCCTACAACGTTACTCATCTACAAAATTATACAAGAACTGGAGAGCCAAAATGTTGAACCACTCCAAGATAGACGAAGGTTCAACCCTACTCGCTACCCCACCCCTAGCACGCTTACACAGACACGTGCGCGACTTAATAACAATCGCCTACGAACGATCGACGCGTATCCCTTCAAAATCGCTGTGCCTGACAAAGTTAGAATATGTCTCAGACGAAAAGCTCGACGGGAAGTGCTCCATGCACTTCGTCGCACAGGTAAGGGAAGCGGGTCACGCAGACGCTATTCCCGTGAGTCTTACTATCACTGCTGAGTACGAAACATGATCGGTCCGCTAATCGCGGCAGGCGCCTCACTCATAGGAGGCATGCTGGCCAACAAAGCAAATAAGAAAGCCGCTGCTCGGGAATACGAGCAACAAAAAGAGTTCGCTCAATCGGGCATTCAATGGAAGGTACAAGATGCCGAAAAAGCCGGGATACACCCGCTCTACGCGCTGGGCGCTAACACGACCTCGTACGCACCCCAATCTGTGGGAGGATCAGACTTCTCTTTTCTCGCAGACGCAGGACAAAACATCGGACGCGCAATCGACAGCACCAGATCAAACCCCGAAAAAGCAAATGCCCTTGCCCTCACCGCATCGAAGATCCAGCTAGAGGGGCTTCAGCTTGATAACGATATTAAGCGGGCTCAGCTTGCTAGTGCTATGGCACTCGCACGACAAGGCTCAGCCCCGGGATTACCTACAATGTCTACAATGCCGGGGCTACTTGGTATGCCTGGACAAGGCGACGCTCCTCAAATTGAGGGGCCTAACGTCCAACTGCAAAAAAAGATCGCTCCTACAAATTACGGCGACCCGTCATTCGAAATAGGCGCTGCCCCAGAAACGGCGATCTACAAATCAAAACACGGCTATGTTCCGCAAATCCCGCAAGCTCTTTCGGAACCGTTCGAACAGGATTGGGTATCTTATTATCAATGGCTTTGGCGGAATAAAATTAACCCGCCGGAACCTTCCAATCTGCCAGGGCTTGGCCCCACCTTCGAATGGATGTATCATCACCCTTCGGGAGAATGGCGCCCTGCCCGAAAGCATAAGACGTATCGACGCTGGGGCCCCTTTGAAATAAGGAACGACTAAAATGCGCTATCGTAGACGCAGGAGAGTATCACGCCGCCCTCGCCGCTCGCGGCGGAGACGCACCGGCCGGCGGGCAGGACCGCTTAGAATTGGTCACAGGATGTAAATGAACTGCGAACGGCCATACATTCATGCGGGAGGCGCTTACGGTTGTGGCGGGTGCCTCCCGTGCCGTATCAATCGGAGACGTATCTGGACCCACCGTATAATGCTGGAGGCTGCTCAACATGACAGCAATAGCTTCGTCACTCTCACCTATGCAGACGATAACCTGCCTAGAGACAATTCAGTCTCTCCTAGAGAA